ATTGCTTTCGACGAGTATTGGCGCAGCAAGAATATTATCCTCGACGGCTACTGGCAGAGCGAAAAGTATTTCAAGGACTACCGGCGCCAGATTCTGAACGCTTTTAGTTTCAGCTGGATTCCGTTGCTCGGAACGGTATCAGTGCACGTGCGGCGTGGAGACTACTTGACCGTCAAGCGTGGAGCCATGTTCAAGCACCCTCCGGTAACGAAGGAGTGGTATGAGCGGGCAATGGAACAGTTTCCTGGCGCTGAGTTTCTTTTCTTCTCTGACGATATCGAGTGGTGCAAGACTACGTTTGGCGCTCGTTCAGATTGCCGGTTCTCGGAGGGATTGGACGAAGAAAGCGACTTGGAAAAGATGTCTGGTTGCGAGCACCATATTTGCTCTGCCAGCACGTTCAGTTGGTGGGGAGCGTGGCTGAACCAGAACGTGGAGAAGAGAATCATTATGCCAGCTCACTGGATAACTCCCGGCTGGGCGAATTTAGATACGAGCGACATCGTGCCGCCCGAGTGGGAAAGACTTGATTGATGCCAATCCCTCGTCCCAAACACTTCTTGAGCGAATACCGCAACCAGGTCTTTATCGAGACGGGGAGCCATCGCGGCAATGGAATTCAAGCAGCGCTAGACGCCGGGTTTAAGTGCATCTACTCGGTAGAGCTCAACCCCTTTGACTATGGTTGGTGCTGTTGTCGGTTTGAGAAATTTGGGACTAAGGTCCATATTTACAATACAGATTCTCGCCAGTTCTTGCGCGAATTGCTTCCACAAGTAACGACCCGCTGCACGTTCTGGCTCGACGCTCACGCTTGCGGCTCTGGTAGCGGAGATATGGAAGATTGTCCCTTGATAGAAGAGCTGCTGCTTATCAGTATGCACGAAATCAAAGACCATACGATACTGATTGATGACGTGCGCTTGTTCGGTGGAGAGCTCCCCGCGCTGGACGAAGTAAAGATGGCTCTGGCTAGAATCAATCCAGACTTTGAAATCTCTTTCGTCAACTCTTCTGAATATATTGGTGATATTCTCGTCGCTCGCTTGCCTGCTTTATGAACTTAATCGAAGAAAGCTGTATTCGGTTCGTCAACCTCGATAGCCGTTGGGACCGCTTGGACTTGATGACTAAAGCTTGCGACGAAGCTCATATCCCCGCTACTCGCGTGCGCGGGATGCTCCCTAGCGAATACAAAGGCAACTCTAAGCGAGTAGAAGTTATGCAGAACCGGACTCCTGGAGCGATAGGGTGCTGGTTTTCTCAAGTCAAAATCATGCAAGAAGCGCTCAAGCAAAAGAAGCACGCTTGGGTAATGGAAGACGATTTGATATTCTGCAAAGACTTCCACTTGCGGTTGCATTATATGGAGCAGTTCTTAGCGAAGTGCAATTGGTGGGACATCTTGTGGCTGGGTGCCACTTTCCACGTCAATCCTCCATACTGGCACAAGAAAGATTTGGGTCGGGACGCAGAGACTACGGACGACCCGCGGATGATGCGGACTTACGGCGCTTTCTGCACCTACGCTTACGTCGTGCGCGACCGGAGTATTGAGCGAGTATTGCACTTGCTGGACGAGTGGCTGGACTTGAGTATGGGAATAGACTGGGCAATGATTCAAATCCAACCGCAGCTGCAAACTTTCGCTTTCGTCCCCGGTAGCGTTATTCAACGAGACAACAAGTCGGATATCGGCAAGGGGATGACTATCTTCTCTGGCTTTAGCAAGCTCGGCCCATATTGGTTCGCGCAACGTATGGAAGACTTTGACCCGACGAAATTTGAATGGCACGAAGCAAACCAAAACAAAGGAAAATTATGAATCCAAGTCCTAGTCCAAACCCTAGTCCTAGTCTCAAACCGGACGCCGGCCGGCAGTTAGCCGAGCTGCAAAACCAAATCAACGAGATGACGATGCTGACGCTCGACGTATCGCGGGTATTAAAACTGCCCGGCGACAAACACCTTCGGGAACTGCCGGAGCATGCGCGAAAAGTAATTGCCATGCTGACTCCAGAAAAAGTGGCGCAGCTGGACAAAGCGATGGCCGAGCGGGGAGCGTGAACCAGACAGCTATCTTATTATCCGGCCGGCTAGGGAGTTGGCGTAATTCGCTCCCCTCTTTGCGCGACAACTTAGCTCGGCCGAGTGAAGCGGACGTCTTTATTGTGACGTCGTGGAAAAATATGCTTCGCAAGGCTCCGTCTACTCCGCTGGTTGTCTCTTCAGCTAACCGCTTAACCTGGCACGAGAAAGGCAAGACTATCGTGCGAGAGGAGCGTCTGGTTACCAGTTCGGAAGTAATGGAGATTGCCGAGTTGCTCGGGCCGGAAGTGCTCAAGCAGATATTGTTCGTTGAGGACCAGAGCTTATCTGACCAACTGACTGTAGCGCTTAACCGGCGGAAGATGGCTGAAGCAATCAAGCTCTATCAAGCGGAGAATAGATTACGAAGACTGCCGCCGCCGTGTAGTGGGAACGACGTGCTGCCGGAAGACGCCGGGATTGGCTACGTAGTTGACCAGTATCACCGTGTGCGGACGTGCTACGAAGCTATGGAGCGGTACGAAGTCCAGCGGGGCGCTCGCTATGCTTACGTTATGCGAGCGCGGCCAGACTTCGTGGTAGATTGGTCTTGGGATATCCGGCGCTACATAGACGACTTGAACGCCCTATTTGTTTGCGGGAGCGTGCGCGGCAATATCTCATTTGACGAGATGGAATGGGCTGATGACTTTTGTTGGTTCTCTGGGCGGGAAGTAGCTGAGCGCTTGTTCCCTAATCTTAATCGGATGGGCTTGATTACGAACCGGAAGCACAATACTTACAATACCGCTCAAAAGAATGACTATGTTTTCGCTCCGGAGACTCAATTTTCTTTGCTCCTCTACGAGTTGGAGCTTCCGGTAAAGGGGTTGAAGATTATCCGCGAGGGCCAATATACTCCGGGCGGCGATGGCTATGATTATTTGAATTACCTTTTTGGCAACCGGACTGGTTTATGAGTATTCAATATCGACGTGACTTGTGGCAGCTGGTCAAGAACGTCCCCGGCGGTATCGCCGAGATTGGAGTAGCAGAGGGAAACTTTAGCCGGGAGATGCTCGACTGGCCGATTGTCTTCTCCACGCTTTACTGCGTCGACCGTTGGGCTTGCGTGCCGACGCAGAAAGGAGATGCGTCTTGTCCGCAATCCTGGCACGATAGCAACTTCGCTCAAGCCAAGCAGAAAATGAAATCGGTACGGACAGCGGTCACTTTTCTTAAAGGAGATTCAGTGCAAGTGGCGATGCGGATTCCAGCTCGCTGCTTGCGGCTCGTTTACATCGACGCGGACCATTCTTACGAAGGCGTGATGAACGATATTCGAGCGTGGTATCCGAAGCTGGTTGAGAAAGGAGTAATGGCTTTCCACGATTACTTGAACCCGAGCTACGGAGTCCATCAAGCGGTACTGGACTTTGCTAAGGAAAGATTTCTCGAGGTAAATACTTTGCCGGAAGACAAGCCGGAGGACGCCGGCGCGTGGTTCTACGCTCATTCTTATGCTGATACCGTTTGACTATTTGTGCAAAAAGTATTCGCTCCGCCCGCCCGGTGTTCTCCACTTAGGAGCAAATGAGGGACAGGAAGCTCCAGCCTACGCGGCTGCAGGAATCGAGCGGGTTGTCTGGGTGGAAGCTCTTCCGCAAGTATTTGACGTCCTGAAGCAGAAAATCGCTCCTATACGCGGTTCCGTCGCGTTATTAGCGTGCTTAAGCGACGTTGACAATCAACAAGTGGACTTCCACGTAGCGTCTAATGATGGCCAGAGCTCTTCGTTTCTTGAGCTCGGGACGCACGCGCAAGCGCACCCTACAGTCCGCTACGTCAAGACGATTCGGATGGCAACTATCCGAGTGGATACTTTGCTCCGGCAAAACAATCTGGAAGTCGGCCCCGGATGGTTGCTCAACGTCGACTTGCAAGGAGCCGAGCTGCTGGCGCTGCGCGGGATGGGCGACTTGCTGAAGCAGTTCGATTCGGTCTACATTGAAGTGAACGAAAAAGAGCTTTACATAGGATGCCCATCAGCAGCTCAAATTGATAGCTGGTTAGGCAATCGTGGCTTTGAGCGGAAAGAAATTAAGATGACCGGCAGTGGGTGGGGCGATGCTTTTTACTTGCGGGTATGACCGAGGGGCAGATGATTAAGATTCCAGTGGCTCACCGGATAGACCCGGAGAAGGATGGCTTTGTGTTGAACGAATTTATTTTGCAGTTCCGGCCGCGGCTGATGTCCGTCCGGTGGTTCGATTATGTCAAGTCTCTTCCGCAGGGAGAAGGAGCGGCAAAATCAAACGCGCTGCTCGCGGCGCTGCGCGAAGCTGAACTATGAAAACTAAAGCTCTAGCCATCGAGCCTTTCCATCCGGTAAATCGCGCCAAGCACTATAACGTCTCTCCTTCGGGGATTGAATGTATTGAAGTGGTCGAGCACATGAACTTTTGTTTAGGCAACGCGATGAAATATATTTGGAGGGCTGGAGAGAAAGGGGACGCGCTGCAGGACTTGCAGAAGGCCAGATACTATATTGACAGGGAAATTAAACGGATAACTAAAAACCACAACTCACAATGATAACCCACCCTGAATTAGTAGCGAAGCTGACCAAGTCTGGAGAAGATATCTTGAACGAGCTGACCGCTTGGGACTGCAATATTTGGCACATGTCGTCTTGTATTTGTAGCGAAGCCGGAGAGCTATTCGACGCGATTAAGCGCCCGGTTATCTACCGCAAGCCGCTCGACCGCGCCAACGTTATCGAAGAGCTCGGCGATTTGGAATTCTATATGGAAGGGCTCCGGCAAGCGATGGATATCTCGCGGCAAGAGACGCTGGATGCTAACATTCTCAAGCTGACCAAACGCTACAACGAACTGAAATACTCCGACAAGAAAGCAGCGGAGCGGGCTGACAAAGTACTGGCTGGCGTGGGCGCTTCAGCGCGGGAAGTGGAGCAGGAGGCGGCAAGGGTAGACGCAATGACGCCCGCCGGCTGGGACAAAGCAAAGCCGGGAACGGACAAGACAGTGACGCAGATTCGAAAAGTAGCTGTCGTCCATCACCTTCATGCCGGACAAGCTCCTTGTGGAATTCAAGGCGTCCCTAAAGTTTGGCCGGCGGGTCACTTGTGGTCGGCGTATTGGGAAGAAGTAGACTGCCCCGATTGCCTTAAGTACAAGCCAGGGATTCAAAAAGTCGACAAGTCTCCGAGCCGGCGGCCAGCTGGGTATGACCCGTTACTACCCGACTAAGTGACCCTCACAACTATCACACCGGTTTGGAACCGGCCCGACGCGCTGAAGGTATGGCTAAAAGCTATCCGGGCGGCTGCCCATCCCGAAGTAAACCACTTGCTGTTCTTCGTGGACGAGCGGGCCCCGCGGGAGATTGCCGACTTTACTGACTTGTGGGTGGTCGAAGTAACCGGGAAAGAGCACGGTATCGGACACTGGCACAATATCGGCGCTCGTATGCTGACGTCGGAGTGGATAATGAAGCTCGACGTAGACACGCTGCTCAATCCCCGTTACTTCAAAGAGCTCCTGCCGATTCTCGTTTGGGCGGCTCCGCGAGAGTGGTTCAATGGCGGAATGCTTTACTTGAACCGCAAAGCTTCCGCTCTGCTGGATACAAAAGACCTTACTGAGCGCAACTATACGGAGATTATAGAGAACCCCGGCTTTTACTCAGCCAATTCCTACTTGCGCCCGGCCGGGACTAACTTCATTTGCCGGCGTCAGGAATACTTGGACTTAGGCGGGTGTGACGAACGCTTTGCCGGCTACGGCTGGGAAGACTACCAGCAAATCTATATGCTGGAGCGCTACCAGCGTGGAGCTTGTCCGCTATCCGGCCGGTTGGATATTACGAACGTGACGTGGCGCTGCCGGGACGAGATTAGCCGAGCTAAAGCATGGGAGCTCTTCCAGCGCAACAAGTGGCTCTGCTTGATGCACCGCTGGCACGCTCGTTCCGTCGCTAATGCTTACCGCACGCACATGGACGCGAACCGTCGAGTATTGCTCGACCACATACAGAAGCGTGAAAAAGCTTAAAGTAGTTCAGATTAAGTGGGAGGACTCGTTTACCAGCCCCGGCTGGGATAGCCCGCAACGAGACGGCCGTCACTATATCCTCTCTGTGGGATTGCTCGTCTACGAAGGCAAACATTCGGTAACTATTTCCACTAGCGTTAGCCAGCGCCGGCGCTATATGGACCAGCTCACCATTCCGCGTAGTGCCATCAAAAAGATGAGGAAAATGGAATAGTTGACTTATGCATTGGGAGAGGATAGTCTCCGCAATGTGCTGAATAAAACCAGAAAGTCAAAGCTAGTCCGAAACGAGAACACTCCGGGTCACCTTCAAAGTTTCACTTGCAACCTGCTGCCGAATCAGTGCCGCTACGAGACGCTGGAAGGACGGGAGCACTTGGTTGTCCCCATGGTGATACTTACCGAGGGAGTGCACGCCGGAAGCGACGGGCCACTTTTATATCCGAAGGAAGAGCTTAGCAAGACGCCGGCAGCTTGGAATCACAAGCCAGTAGTCGTCTATCATCCCGAGCTCAACGGGCAAGGTATCTCTGCATGCGACCCCACGATTATCAACAATCGCAAAGTGGGCGTTATGCTCAATACCAAGTATGAAAAGGGGCGGCTGAAGTCGGAAGCGTGGATTGAAAAGTCCCGAGCCGATATAATCGACGAGCGGATAATGGCGGCGGTCAAAGCCAACGAGATGATGGAGCTGTCTACCGGCGTCTTTGTCGACGAAGACAAGACTCCCGGCAAGTGGCAAAAAGAAGACTACGTGGCGATTGCTCGCAACTATCGTCCGGACCACCTTGCTTTGCTGCCAGACAAAGTCGGCGCGTGCAGTATTGCTGATGGCGCCGGCTTCCTTCGCAACGAAGTTCACAAGGACGTCTCGCTCAACGAGTCTTCGTTCGGCAATATCTCTTCCACGCTTGGCGAGTTGCTGCGCGCCAGATTCTCTACTGCTTCCAAGTCCGGCGAAATCTCGGGGCCTTGGGTGCAGGACGTCTATTCGAATTTTTTTATCTTCTCCAAAGACGGGAAACTTTGGAGACTCGGCTATACTACCGACGACGATGGAGGTGTGTCGTTGGATAAAGGAGAGCCGACAGAAGTAAAAAGGGTCACTGAATACCGCAGCGTAGCAGGGGCCTTTGTCGGGAACCAAAACAAACAAGAAACGAAAACAGTTATGACTGAAGCAGAACAAAAGAAAGCACTCGTCGACGCCCTAATCGGCAACGCGGGTTGGGTAGAAGAGGACCGCGCCACGCTCCAGGCGCTTCCCCTAAAGTCTTTGGAGAAAATCAAGCTTCCGGCAAAGGAGACCATTGTCCCACTGCCCGCGGCAACGACTACGGGCACGACAGCGATTCCAGCGGCGGCTCCAGTCGGCAACACATCTCAGCCCACAACGGCGCCTAAGGAGCCGCCCGTTCCGATAACGGCTGAAGAGTATATTCAGAATGCTCCCAAGGCATTGCGCGACGTGCTGACTAATAGCATGGCGCTCCACAACGAAGAGAAGCAGCGGCTCGTGGATATCATTACCGCCAACAAGAATAATTCCTTCTCGAAGGAGGACTTGAACAACCGTCCGCTCGGCGAACTGAAGAGTCTGGCGCGGCTGGCTGGTGGTGCAGAAGTGGCGCAACGCCCGGCGAACTACGCCGGACAGGCTCCAGTTCCGACTGGCAATGTGGAAGCAGAAGAAGTTCTGGCGCTCCCGACGATGAACTTTGAGAAGGCGAAGGCAGCGTAACCAAAAAAACTCAAACACAATACTTAAAAAATATGAATGCAGCTGGAAGACCTTCAAAGATTCACCTCATCGGCGATGGCCGCTATGAGGAAGCGACCGCCGCGGGGATTATCAAGCCGGGACACTTAATCAAGATTACTTCGGCGGGGATTACTATCCCTCCGACGGATAGCGGCTACGACCGCCGGGCTATCAAGCACAACGAAGTCGGTGGTCCGTGTGAAGCCGCCTTTGCTACCGAAGATGCCCTTCAGGGCCGGACGATTGACGACGCTTATGCAGTCGGCGAGCGGGTATTCTACGTCATCGCCAACAAGGGCGACGTAGTGCAAGCGTGGTTGTCGGGCGGAGAAGCAGCTAACGTCGGAGATTATCTAATCTCCAACGGAGACGGAACGCTCCAAGTGGAAGCAGGCAGCGAAGCGGGGCAGTCACGCCTTTGCGTTGCCGTAGAAGCAGTGGACCAAAGCAATTCGGACGACACTGATTCACGTATCAAAGTCCGTATTCTCTAAACCAACAAAAACAAAAGATAGAAAAAATCAATATGGACTTTATTCTAAACGGGCAGGCGAACGGTAACGTAGCCACCCAATTACTGCATAGCGGGTTTGACGTTGCTGCTTTGCGCCCCTGGCAAGGTAAGGATGGGCGGTCTTACATCGCTCGCAATCAAGGCGACGGCAAGATGGTGGCGGTTCCGACCAACAACACGGCTTCGCTCCGCCGGGAAGAGTGGAAGCTGATTGACGACTCGATTTCTGTGGCGGCGAAAGAGCGCCTTCGGGTAGTCGCCGACTTGCGCTCCGCCGGGCTCGTCCTCAATATCCCGAACGGTATGAGCCGGACAGTACTGGAAAGCGAGACGATGGGTGATATCACGCCGGCAACCATCAGCATGGACCCGATTCGCCAGAGCGAGTCGGACCGGCCGGAATTCGACCTCGTGAACTTGCCCTTGCCGGTGATTCACAAGGACTTCTTTTTCTCGGCTCGTCAAATCGCTGTATCGCGCAACCTTGGCTCTTCGATTGATACTGCAACGGCGCAGCTTGCTGCCCGTCGGGTGGCAGAGGAAGCCGAGAAGCTGGTGCTCGGAATCGCGCCGACGTTTACTTACGGCGGCGGGACAGTTTACGGGATGACTAACTTTCCCGGACGGGTGACGCGAGTACTGACAGCTCCGACTGCAAGCGGCTGGACTCCAGCAGTATTGCTCGGAGAAATCCTGGCGCTCCGGCAGGACTCGGTGGACAACTTCCATCACGGTCCGTGGGTGCTCTACGTATCGCCCGCGTGGGACTTGTTCCTCGACAACGATTATAGCCCGCTCAAGGGAGACAATAGCGTGCGGCAACGCCTCATGCAGATTAACGGTATCACGGATATCCGGACGGCGGATTACCTTACCGGAACGCAGGCGGTGCTCGTGCAAATGACCAGCGACGTTATCCGTTTGGTTATCGGCATGGATATCACAACGGTGCAGTGGGAGACTCTCGGCGGGATGAGGCTCAACTTCAAAGTCATGTGCATCATGGTTCCGCAACTGCGCTCTGACTACAACGGCAACTCGGGTATCATCCACAGCGTGGCTCCGTAAACTCGAAAACAACAAAAGTTCACCAATAAAAATTATGGCTAAAGAAGAAACGAAAACCGAGGGAAACAAGTTCCGCGTGGTAACCGGGATTCACATAGAGGGAAACAAGCGGTATACCAAGGGCCAAATCGTCGACTCTCCGCACGATTTGATAAAGCTCTTCCCGCAAAAGTTTGAGCGAGTCAGCGGCGCTTCGACCGCGGGCGATTGGGACGAAGGAGAGAAGGCTGAAGAGCTTCGCGTCGGTGGCTCTCGCCGGTCGCAGCTTCTGGAAGAAGACGAAGAGAAGCCCGC